CTACAGAATTGCAGGGCGTGAACTGTCTTGCCCACCTTTTCTGGCCCTGTCATAATAAAAAGACAGCCTTCTGGAACTCCACCACCTAAAGCTATATCTATCTTTGGACTGACAGAAATCAATGGTGGAGGGTTGTCAACAATGTATGATGCCTCAAGTAGAACATCGCCATATTCTTTTATGATATCTTTGCTCATTCTAAACCTTCTAACTTGTCAATAATACTTTTCTTTTTGTTGTTACTATCAAATGTTTTCTTTTCAGAAAAATCATACTCTATTTTTTTAGCAATGCTTTTAGCGACCTCCTCTTTCTTTTTGTATTCTTCTATAACACTCTTGAGGAACGGGCTTCTGAGAGAATATGTTTTCCACATTCTTCTGTCATTTAATGCTGCGATAACAGCGTGTTCGCCATATTCTTTGATAAGCTTGTTGGCGAGCATGATCTGATATTTGTAATACTTTAGCCAATCAGGAAGCTCCCAAAATTTTATTGGAAGCTCCTTGTTCTCTGTCTTGGCTTTCTTTTCACATATCAGTTCAGTGACGTACTGACCTGCATGAACCCAACCTTGCGGAGAATATCTAGAAGGATAACGGCTTTTCTCAGTACGTTTCTTACCCATCGTCAGAAATCTTATGGATATGCTGTCCCATTTTTTTAGGCTGTCTATTGGATCGCATATCGTCAGATCTGGTGGATTGTTCTGGAGTCATAATAGAAACTCCTTTATTTCTTTTTTCGGCAGTCTCTCTGATAAACTGCGTCGTGTTATTTTTATTAGGAGCTTCTACTTCTTGAGGCGCTTCATCTCCTAAATGGTTCGTAACCATAGATTCTGATCTATCTAGAAATTCAGAAATCTCTTCTACAGTAGAGCCTTCCTGATTCATATTGTTAATACAATATTTTTCGGCTTTACTTAGTGGTCCCTTTTTCATTTTATACCTCCCTTTCCGCATTACTTAACCATGCAGAGTTCTTAGTCTTTAAAAAATTAGTATAGTAATTGAATATCTTCTCAGATGTTGGCTTCAACGTCCATTGAGATTGTCCATGCCTTGTATTCTGCTTCGCTACATTACCTTCAGAGTACAAGCCAATAGGGTTGAATAGCCTTCCATATTTGCCCCGTTTGACATAGTAATTAGTCTTATTCCCCTTTGAGATTTTTACTGCATGTGCGTTCCGCATTGCGAAAACATCAGTACCTTTTTCAAGTGACAATTTAGGAAACCCTAGACTGTCTTCAAATTCATGATCCCCCCAAAAGGTATAGACTTCAGTTACGACATTTGAAGCGTCCGGTTTACTACGGTCTATTCTAAATTCACTCATTTTGATCTCCTGTTTCTGTTCAGACCCTTATCTTTGGCCCTAGTCATTCCGGTCGGTAGTTCTTTCATGCCGGTTCCCTCTTTCTTCTTGGTTTTATATCCGGCTATTCTACCTTCTCTTTCTGATTTTGTCATTTTAGCTGATTGCTTGTCTGCATACTCTCCGAGTGTTTTGCATTCGTGCAACCCTCTAATGTAATTGGTTACTACAGCGTCTTCTTGATAGTTCCTGTAGACCTTTTTACTTTTGCATGACGGACATTTTAATTTATCCGCTACATTAGTATACTCTGATATTGAGCAAACAATCGCAAAAATATCCTCACATTTTTCGCAATTAAATGTATACTCTGGCATCATTAGCTTTCTAAAAAATGGTTATTTATATCTAAACACTCGTCGCAATAGGCTTTTGCTGTTCTTGGATCTATTGCATCCTTGGATAGCTTTAGCCTAAATCCTTCTCTTCCCTTTCTGTATCTACCGCATACTTCCACGTTCGGAATTATTACAGTAACCTTATCTCCGTTTTCAAGCATTCTATTGCAATTATCGCATTTTTTATACTCATATTTCATATATACATCTTCCATTCTTCTGGAATTTTATAAGTCTTTTTGATATTTATAAAAAATATATTTGAGTACGATGGTATTTTTGGTTCGCGTAGTAGTTTCATTCCTGCTTGTTTAGGAGTTCTGCTCCCTTTTTTGTTGTTGCATTGATGACAAGATATAACTAAATTGTCCCATGTATTTGAATCATTTTTATTTTTGAAATGACTTCTTGGAACAACATGATCTACAGTTCCGTTTCTTCCTCTTACTTCTGTATTACAGTATTGGCAAGTAGAATTATCTCTAAGAAGTAAGTTCTTCTTACATAAAGGAACTATCCTGTGCATTTTTATGTATCTGTTGGTTACAGCGACAGCCATAACAGGATATTGATCACCTCCTGTGGATAAGATGTACTTGTCTTTGTAATACTCTAACGCCCTTATTCCTTCGCCTATCATTTCTTTACCAATTATTTGTTGGCATATAGCTCTTTTCCAGCCTATAATAGTTAAGGCTGTGTAGTCTTGGTTTAAAATTAGACAGGGTGGATGTAACATTTTATAAGGGTAAGAAAAAAGGGGCTATGTTTCAAGCCCCTGACTTCTATTCGTTATCGGGCCATTCGTACTGTTGTTGGTCAAAGTATAACTCTCTACCGCGACAACAACCATCTCCGCTTGATACTGGTATTTCTTCTTTTTTTGTTTTACAACACCCCTTTGGGGCATTGACAAACATAGGAAATACTTCGTCAAGCTTACTGCAAACATCTTCCATTTCAAGATTTTCGCAGCACTGATACAAACTGTCCCATCGTTCAACAAGGCAAGTAATTGCACTGTCCTCTACGTCTACAGATGGCTCTGGTGTAACTTCTGGAATTTCTGTAACAAAAATACCTTTTACGTAAGGGAAAATTATTACGACCCCAATAGCTATCATTACCCATTGCAATGCTGTAAGTTCTTTGAAAAATTCTAAATCCACGATTTAGCTCCTACTTTTCCTTTGGTTTTGTCTCTCTCAAAGTATCTCCGAGAATCCAAGCTACCACGATACCTGCTACTGCAACTACCTGTTCAGTATTTAGCTCAAACCCGAAAACATCTGAAGAAACCACAGCGGCCAAGCCAGCCGCAGCAACCCAAAATCTACGTGAAGAAATCAGCGATTTAAGTTTGTCATTCATTGTTACCTTCTTTCTTTTTTCTTTCAAATTCAATCATAGATTCTAAATCTGAGACTTCTGAATTAACTAAAGTCTCACAAATAGCCTCATAAACAATCTTCGCTTGTTTTTTATTTTTCTCTTCCCTGCGTACAAAATACCAAATGAATCCTTTTTTGACTACGTTTAAATTTTTGGCGGCTTTCGCTGCCTTTTCCGAATTGGTATACCATTTGATAATCAACTCTGTAATCTTTAGCAGAACATGTATGATCGTCAACAAAGTCAAAGGATCTATAGCATAGTTTTGCTCTCCGGCCTTTTGGTTTGACAGATTAAAAGCATCTCTTGCTTTGTCGTTCAGGTGAATATTTTCCATTTTTAACCTTTATCTAAAAAGCCATCTTAATATTGGAAACCTACGGCTTCCATAGTTTTGATTTCATGTCTGGTCTTGATTTCTATATCCATCAGGATTGCACTTCGGACTGTGCGGACACTCATTCCCCGATTCTATACATGGGCAAGGCGTTTTATGGCCGTCTCCATGAACGATATAACCCTTACCTCCGCATGGGCATTCGTCATCATTATCTGGTGTATCAGGAGTGTCATTATTATTATACTCTGAAATTGCTTCTAGCGCCTTATTTTTATACTCTTCAAACGTATTTTTTTCACTATTATCATATAATTTCCATGAAAATCCATACAACAGAAGCGATAATTTTTTCTTTTCTTCGTCTGATAGCGGACCTTCTTCATCTTGAGGTCCAATTATATCAGCAATAAGATCTGCGGCGATAGGAGAAAATTCAGGATATTTCTTAGTCCCATCCTCGCTCATCATTTCATTACCTATAGAACTTCTGCCTATTTGGTCAAGGAAATTTTGAACGGCAAAATTATTTGCTAAATCTGTATCTTCTAGCTTTTCTGACATAGCATTGAAAACACCGGATAATTTAGCAGCGTCATTCTTATTTGATATGGGTGGAAGTTTATCAACCATATCTATTATCTCTTGGCTTGGTCTTTCCAAACCATCAGAAGGGGTTACTGGACCTTCTGGAATTTTAATTTTATTTGCGAACAGCCCCAGAAATATCAGGACCATTCCAAGCAATAGCATAGCTCTTTTTTGCATTATACCCAACTCCCTAATCCATAGTCGGGCAATTGTCTTGCGGGAAAGCCATCGACATCACTGAAAACAAAAGAGCCTCTAGCTCCCAGCATTTTTCTAGCGGAAGATTCTCTAATCCAAAAGCTTCCGTCTGGTTGTCCGTGTGTCTTTGGGCCGCTGTTCCATTTGCCCCAACTGTTTTGTACTAAAAATAATGTTTCATCATAAATTTCTCTAGTGTCATCGCAAGCGATCCAAGCCATCGCGTGAGACCAAGAACCTTTTTGTTTGGCAATTCCATTTTTATCTCTAACAGAAGAAAATCCATAGCCGCTGCAAACAGAAATACCATACCCATTCGCTAATGCGTCACGAGCTTCTTCTATGCTTGTGATTAAAGATATAGTTTTGACTTGATGTTTAGCTGCTTCTGTTTTGTAAATTTCTCTTGGGATTAATTTCTTAGCCCCTAGTTTAGAATTGTATTTTGAAAGATTAACAGATTCATAATTTTTTCTAATAAGAAGACCTCCGACTTCATTGACATATCTTGCAGCGCCACTGCAAGTCATGCCTTGACCCATATGGCTTCTTGATTGATAGATAGCCTCTGTTGCACCTCTCGCTATATACTCTTCTGCTTCGCCTTTGATATCAATTTCAACAGCCCGTGTCAAATCTATTGCATTTCTGGTAGAGTGCGATACACAATCACCAGTCGTTTGAGATTCTGATGGACCAAAATTAGGTTGAAATTTAAGAAGAGATTTATAAGGCAGGCTTAGTTTACCTTCTCCACTAAATTCTAAATCGTAAGCAGCCACGCCAAACATTGGCATAGGCAATTCGCCAAGAAGCTTTACCAAGTCTTCAGGATCGCAGACAGCGCCTTCTAAACCGTTTTCATAAGCTTTCCTAACTTCCGCAGAACTTTTAAACCTTTCCATTTTTATAAAAACCTTTCATTAGATAAGTCTACTACAAATTTAGATCTCCAAAATCCATCTCTTCTAAATCGTTAGTAGAAGCTCCTATTTTGTAACTAGTAATTTCATGTTCTTGTGGAGCGACCTGTACCGCTTCACTATTCATCCAAGGCTCTGTCCATCCTGCGATTGGATTCTTACCAACGCTGTCATATGGCAGACCTATAGTTTTTCTTCTTGACATGCAGAGCCAATCAATGTATTGATGCAATACAGTCTCGTTCAGCCCTATAATAGATCCGTCTTTAAACAAATAAGACGCCCATTCTTTTTCTTCTTTGGCTGCGTTATCAAACATCTTGATAGCGTCTTCTTCGCATTCTTTAGCTATTTTAATAAAGCCTTCGTCTTCGTTACTCTTCAATATCTTAATAATTTCTTGAGTATTATAAAGATGTAGAGCCTCATCTCGTTTGATGAGCTTGATGATGTCTGCGTTCCCAACCATTT